GTTAGTTTTCTTATAAATAATTTTCCAGAATTAGAAAGCCATATGGCAGATAAATATTATCAAGTGTTATTAGATAAAGAAGAAGAAGTAGATATTGAAGAATTGCATTTTCCAGTGGGTAAATCTGACATTAAATTTGTTCCTGTCATATCTGGTTCTGGTGGTATTGGTAAAGCTTTATTTGGTGGTGCTTTGATTGCTTTGAGTTTTGGTGTTGGTGGTTTATTTACCGCACCATTATCGTTTGGTGCTGGTGGATTTGCTGCTGCTGGTTTAGGTGCGAAAGCTGCATTTGGTATTGGTGCTGGATTAGTTTTGAGTGGTGTAAGTGATATGTTATTTCCTACACCTAAAATGCCTCAATTTAGTTCAGAACAAGACCCAAGATTGTCTTTTAGCTTTTCAGGTACCCAACAGACAAGCCGAGCTGGAACGCCAGTTCCTTTAGTATTTGGAGAAATATTCACCGGCTCTGTGGTAATAAGTTCTTCAATAGATACTGAACAGGTACAAGTATGACCGACAATAAAAAAATTATTCGTGGTTCTTTTGGTGGAGGTTCAAAACCATCTCCACCACCGCAACCTACGAGAACACCAGATACTTTACACAGTAAGCAATTTGTTACTTTTTTAGATTTAATTTCTGAAGGGGAGATTGAGGGAAGTGCGTCAGCATCAAAAGAAGGCATCACTGATAAAACATCTACAGCATACAAAAATGCTTATCTTAAAGATGTGTTTTTGAATGATACCCCTGTCTTAAGGTCAACAGCATCATCAACAAGTCCACAAGATATTGATTTTAATTTTCAAGATGTAACATTTAATTCAAGACATGGAACTGCCAATCAAACAAAAATTGATGGTGTTGAGAGTTCTTCTTCATCTACACCTGTCGGAATAACAGTAACAGCAGCTTCGCCAGTAACAAGACAAATAACAAATACAAATGTTGATCGTGTAAAAGTTACGATTACATTTCCACAAATACAAGTAGCAAAAGAAAATGGTGACTTATTAGGTGACACAGTACAATTTAAAATTTCTGTTCAATATAATTCTGGCGGTTTTACAGACGTTCACACTGATACTGTTACTGGAAGAACTGCTGACGCATATCAAAAAGATTTTTCAATAAAACTTACTGGTTCTTTTCCTGTTGACATACGAGTTACAAGAATTACTGCGGATAGCACAAGTAGCAGTACAGTAAATTCATTTCAATGGACAAGTTTTTCAGAAATAATTGACGTTGCTTCTACATATGCAAATTCAGCTTATAACGCGATCAGATTAGACTCTCAACAATTCGGTTCTATCCCTAGCCGGAAATTCCGTATTCGCGGTATCAAAGTAAGGATTCCGGGCGCTGGTGCATCAAGTTCAGGAACGCCAACTGTTGATAATGCAACTGGCCGGATTGTTTACCCAGATGGATATATATTCAATGGTGTTATGGGGGCTGCTGTTTATACAAATTGCCCTGCCATGGTGTTGCTTGATCTACTTACTAATACACGTTATGGATTTGGCGATCATATAACAGACAGCAATCTTGATTTATTTTCTTTTGTAACTGCCAGCAAATTCGCAAATACTCTTGTCGATGATGGGCTTGGAGGACAAGAGGCGCGATTTAGTTGCAATGTAAATATTCAAAATTCCGCTGAAGCTTTTGATCTTATAAATGAACTTGCTGGTGTAATGCGATGTATGCCAATTTTTACCGCTGGTTCAATTACAATTACCCAAGATTCGCCAAAATCCGCAAGTTATTTATTTAATCTAAGCAATATTACATCTGAAGGTTTTAATTATTCGGGTAGTAGTTTAAAACAAAGACATACTGCTGTTGCTGTTTCATATTTTAATATGGACAGTCAAGACGTAGATTTTGAAGTTGTAGACGATACAACCGCACAAAGTAAATTTGGAATTATTACAAAACAAGTAAAGGCTTTTGCTTGTACATCAAGAGGTCAAGCTGCAAGGTTAGGAAGATCAATATTATTTGCAGAACAAAATGAATCTGAACTTGTAAGTTTTACAACCTCGATAGATGCTGGTTCTGTAGTAAGACCGGGCGCAATTATTGATATAAATGACCCTGTTCGTGCTGGTGTAAGAAGAGGTGGAAGATTATCTGCTGTTGCATCAACTACTGTCATGACTATTGATGATGCAAATGCCTCTGATTTAGCAACAACAAACTCACCAACATTTAGTGTTGTTTTACCAGATGGAACTGTTGAAACAAGGGATGTTTCCAGTATTAGTTCCGCTGGTGTTGTAACAGTTAGTTCTGCATTTTCGCAAACTCCTAATGTAAATACTGTTTGGCTTTTGGCAAATACAACAGTGGAAGCACAAAAATTTAGAGTTATAACCGTTGAAGAACAAGATGGTATAAATTTTTCAATTACAGCCTTATCTTATGTTGAAGCTAAATATGATTTTATTGAAGATGGTTCATCATTACCAACAAGAACTGTTTCTGTTTTAAACGAATTAAAGCCACCACCATCAAACCTTTCTGCAACAGAAACAATTGTTCCTATCAATAACCAAGCGGTATCAAAAATATTTATTAGTTGGCAACCTATTGTTGGCGTTATTGAATATCAAGTAAATTATCGCTATGAAAATGGCAATTTTGTTTCTGAAAAAGTTTCAAGACCTGATTTTGAAATAAAAAATAGTCAGCTTGGAACATATGAAATACAAGTATTTAGTTATAATGTACAAGGTCAACTTTCTGCTACATCAAACGATCTTACCTTTGAAGCTATTGGAAAAACTGCAAGACCTCAAGATGTTTCTAATTTAAGAATTGAGCCTATATCAGATCAGTTTGTTAGGCTTCGTTTTGATAAAGCTACAGATGTTGACGTAACCCACGGAGGAAACGTGGTAGTCAGGGCGTCAAATATTGCTGATGGCACTGCAACTTTTACAAATTCTGTTGATGTTATACCCGCTTTACCGGGTAACGTTAGTGAATCAATTGTTCCAAATATTGTAACCGGCGAATATATTCTTAAATTCCGCGATGATGGCGGAAGATTAAGCGAAGGCGAAACCTCTGTAATAGTTAACAGCCCTGACCCATTTCCTAAGTTGACAGTTTTAACAGATAGAGAGGATACTGATTCGCCTCCTTTTGCTGGTGCGAAAGTAGATTGTTTCTTCTCTGATGATGTTAACGGACTTGTTCTTGGTTCACTTGTAACACTCGATGATGAACCAGATTTCGACAGTATTGCTGATTTTGATTTTATCGGTGCTGTAGACATAACAGGTGGTTCTTATGAATTTGCAAATACTTTGGATTTAGGTGGTAAACAACCTTTGAGATTACGCAGACATTTTGTTACACAAGGTTTTTATCCAAATGATTTGATAGATAAGAGATCAGCTAATATCGATATTTGGACAGATTTCGATGCAGCCACCGCATTCAATGTAGGTGCTTCTCTGCTCGTGGCGACCACAGATTTAAACCCTGATTTATCAACATCAGCAACTTATGGGCAAAGTGGAACAACCATAACTATCACAAAAACTGCGCATGGATACTCTGTTGGAGATTTTGTTGTTATTGACTTTACTGCTGGATCTGCTACAGATGGCAACTATGAAATAACCTCAAAAACAGATAACACATTTACAGTAACTTCAGCTACATCTGCAACAATATCCGCTGGAACCTCTTGTACTTATGGTGCAAACTTTACAAGATTTAATCCTTTTGTGAATGGAACTTATGTTGGTCGTGGATTTAAATTTAGATGCGAAATGGATTCTGATGACCCTGCACAATCAATAGAAATTGATCAGCTTGGATATACAGCAGAATTAGAAAGTAGAACAGAAACAAGTCTTGGTAATGCAGGGGCAACAGCTGGTGGAATTATTTCTTCAGGAACTTCTCAAAAATCAGTGACATTCACAAATACATTTTTTACAGGACAATCTGGCACAAGTGTTGCAGCAAATTCTGTTTTGCCATCTGTTGCTATTACTATTGAAAATGCACAAAGCGGCGATTTCTTTGCTTTATCATCTATAACAGGTAGCGGCTTTAATATAGATATTAAAAACGGCTCAAGTCATGTTGATAGGGAATTTAAATATAGTGCAACTGGTTTTGGTCGAGGCTCTTAAATTATGATAACCTTAAAGAAAAATTAGAGTAAAATGGCTACCCACGATTACGTTATAGACAATAGTACAGGTGCGAACGTTCGTAGTGATTTAAATAATGTATTACAGGCAATATTAACAAATAACAGTAGTTCATCTGCGCCTTCAACCACAGCAGCCTATATGTGGTGGGCTGATACAACAAATGGCGTTTTAAAAATACGAAACAGTGCAAATGATGGTTGGGTAGAACTTCTTCAACTTGATGGTACATTAACTCTTGAAGATGGAACAGTTTCAGCACCGGGTCTTGCATTTAGAGATGATTTAAACACAGGTATTTTTAGCTCTGCTGCTGATACTTTAAATGTGACTACTGGCGGTGTTGAAAGATTAGAACTTGGTACTACAACAATATTTAATGATGATGGTGCAGATGTAGATTTTATTATTGAAAGTGATGACAATGCAAATATGTTTTATGTTGATGCGGGTAATGATCGGATTGGAATAGGCACAAATAGTCCTTCATCAGCTTTAGAAATTTCTGTCGGAAATTCAGGTACTACTTCTTCAGCAGGGTTTAATGAATTTTCTATTGAAGGTGCTAATGAAGATATTGGAATGTGTTTTCTTTCACCAGCAGCAAATAATGTTAAACAAAGAATTTCATTTGGAGATAGTAATAATAACAATTCTGGAGAGATAAAATACGATCACAACACTGATGATTTAACATTGAAAGCGGCAGATGATATTATTTTAAGTGGTGATTCAGTAGGTATAGGTACAACAAGTCCAACAAAAACACTACATGTGTCGGGAGCAAGTTCACCAGAAATATTGCTTTCTTCAACTAATGCCTCCCCTGCTATATTTGCTGGAGATTCTAATCGTGACACAGATGGACAACATATAACAGAGTTTCGAGGAAGATGGAATGGCACTCGTGTAGCAAGAATAGTAATTCAAGCTGGTAATGATACGACAAATAAAGATAATGGACAACTTGTATTTGAAACTGCTTCTGCTGGTACTACAACAGAGGCTTTACGTATAGATGAGTCGGGAAATATTTTATGCACTAGACAAGGTATTCCCAGTGTAGTTACACCATTTTATCTTGGAGTTGTAGGTCAAAGTAGCATTGTTTATGGTGGTGGTGCTAATGATACTGCTTCCCTAAGAATTGAAGATAAAGGTTCTAGTAATAGTTTTTATCATGGTATTGAATTTAGATCAAAACAAGGTGGTGATGCCAGAATATATGCCCACGACAAAGGTAGCGATAAAGTCGATTTAGTATTTGCTACTGATAATAATGGTATGTCTGAACGTATGCGTTTAGATTCGTCTGGTAATTTATGTTTGGGTGAAGTTGGAGAACCAGCAGCAGGCACCGATGGCATACGGTTTGAAGCTAATGGTACTACTAAACAATCTTGTACAGGTACAGGTGAGCGTAATGTTTTTGAATTTAAAAATGCTAACGGAAATGTTGGAAAAATAGTTACGCAGAATAGTAATACAACCTACGGCACATCTTCTGATTACAGATTAAAAGAAAATGTAGTTGCAATATCTGATGGAATTACAAGATTAAAACAATTAAAACCATCAAGATTTAATTTTATAGTTAAAAAAGATTTAACACAAGATGGTTTTTTAGCACATGAAGTCCAATCTGTTGTACCAGAAGCTATTTCTGGGGAAAAAGATGCTGTAAAAGAAGATGGTTCGATTGATCCGCAGGCAATAGATTTAGGCAGGCTTGTGCCTTTACTTGTAGCTGCTGTACAAGAGTTAATAACAAAAGTTGAAACACTTGAAGCTGCTTAGTATAATACGTTTACATATTAAATTTTTATGACTCCACAAGAACTTTATGATGAGACAAAAACTCGTCTTGATTTAAATATTGCAAAAGCACAGATGTTAGAAAGAGAGATACAAGAAAAAGTTGCGAAGAAAAATCAACTTATGCAACCCATAATGGAAGATCAAGGAGCCTTAAAACAGTTAGAAAAACTTAGTGATGTTGTACAGACAGTAGAATCAAAGTAAAATAAAACTAAACACTTATTATCATGGCTGTTACTTGGAATATTGCTGCTTTAGACGCAACAAAAACTATAGGTTCTTTATCTGATGTAGTAACTTGTGTTCACTGGACTGCAAGTGATTCTGAAACTATAGGTAGTGGCGATTCCGCTGTAGTGCATAGCGGTTCTGCTTACGGTGCTGTTGGTCTTGCTGCTGCTGATTCTGGATCTTTTACTGCTTATGCAGACATTACAAAAGATAATGCTATTGCATGGGCTAAAGCTGCACTAGGTTCAGATCAGGTAACAGCTATTGAAGCTGGTATTGCTTCTCAAATTGCAGAATCTAAAACTCCTACTAAGACTTCTGGTGTACCTTGGTAGAAATAACAGACAGACCAACATAAAGTGGTGCTAATGCACAGATTCCGCAAAAAGTTATAATGGTTACAGGCATAAGTGCCTTTAAAAATGCATCTCTAAACATATGTTTAATAAAATTTGCCAAGTAGCTTCATTATTGTCTCTTTTGTTATCAGGGTCAATGGCTGCTTTTGGTTTTGTTGCTATACGTTATATGCAAAGTCCAGAGTTTGAAAGAGATTTAAAAAATAAATTAATGGGTGATTTAAAAGAGAAAATTATGGAAGAAATACCATTGCAAATGCCTAAAGAAACTTTCCCTGCAATGCCACTTTGATGGGAATACCAGACTTAAATAT